TAGCATCAACAAAAGCATCAAGGTTCTGAGCAACCTGCCGCTGCTGATCCATAAGACGCTCACGAATCGGAGCACCTAACTCTGGATTCTTAGCTACTTCTTGCTCAAATCGTTGCTGCTCAAACGTACGCTCACGCTGGCCTTTCGTAAGCGCAATGGGAACAGGAAGCTCCTCTGCTCGCGCCTGTCTCAAAGTTCCTAATTCTGTTGCAGCAGCACCAACGCTTCCAGCCGTTCTTCGAGGTTCTTTGATCGACTCAACCGCGCTAACGACTGCTTCTCTTACTGGTTGCGTCACCGCTCCGGTCGCCGTTCTTGTGGCTTGCACAGCAGGTCTAACAGTTCCAGCAGGTCCAGCAATAGGAACAAACGGAGGAATCTTCGCAGCCTCTACGCTTTCAACAACCGTCTGTACAGCTTCCTGACCAGTTTGTGTTCTTGGTTGGTAAGTGACTGCTTGCGAACCTCTGACTACTGATTCTTCGACGAGACGTTGAGCATCTGAAGTCTGGAACCGACCCTCTAAGATGTTCTTAGCAACGCCCATTGCGCCACCAACAAACCCGCCAACTGGCCCTGCAACAGCAGCAGTTCCTGTAGTCAACGCAGCTTCGCTAGCACCAATCAATTGTTGCGTAGGCGTAGGAGGTGCTGGTGCTATTGGTGCAACGGTACCATACTCTGCTTGTTTGGATATTTCAAATGCTTTGGCAACAGTATCGAATTCTGGCGTACCTTTCTTTGCCGAATTCTCAACAATCCACCGAGCAAAATCCAAAGAAGTAGCCATTACCTTTTTCCGATGATTTTTTCTGCTTCCTTAACAATATCAGGAACTACTGGAGCAGTAACTTGCGGTGCATTACCAGGGATTTGTCTGAGTAATGCTTCTGTAGTTGCCTGTTGCTGTACCGCTGGAGATGTGTATCGTTTCGATACAGTATCTGCGATGCGCCTTGTAAGATCAGTAAAAGTTTCACCAGCATTAACAGCAAAGTCACCAGCAGTAAATCCAGTCTTTGCTCGATTCAACAAACCTTTGTTGTTAGCCATCCATTCGCCACGCGCATTCTCCACAGATGACTCAATATCCTTCATCTGCGCCATCCCTCGGAGGAACCTAGCGATCATTTGTGGATCGCCGGTCTCCTTTGGGAATCCTTCCATTGCAAACACCATATCTGCATTTGATGCACCACCAGGAGGAAGATTAGACAGTGCTGCTGTGTTCCTAAGCCTTGTGTATTCTTGCCTTAGCTCAGAAACAGCGTTTTGGCTGCCCATAGACTTTTTAATCCATTCATTGAATGAACCAAGAGAACCCCAAGCATTTCCAATATCTGTAATTCGTGACGCTAGGCTATTGTATTGTTTAGCCTTTTCTTGTGCAGTAGCAGATGCAACAAAAGCTTCATTTAGGTCTTTCTGTAATCCAGCAGGGACGCTTGTAGCTTTGTCTTGAATATTTGCAAGCCTTTCAAGAATCTGAGAGTTAATATTTTGCTCATCAAGCCTTGCTTTATTGGCTCTATCTCTAATCTGGCTCTGTAAGTTTTTAATATTCCAGTTCTTTTCGTCTAAGCCAAGTTGATTTGCTTGGTCTCTAAACTTAGCATCAGATGCAGCGGTAATCGCTTCTGAAGTTGCCTTGCTTAAATTTTGTGTAGCTACAGGCCTTGCAAATTCTGCATCAACACCATCTTTTATGGCTTTTGATTTTGCTGAATCTAGCTCAGCCTCTGCCTTTGCTAGATCAACTGGTGCTCGACCAAGCTTGATTGCTGTCTCTATGGCTTTATCGCCGCCAGGAAGTGTGGCAAGCATAGTCCCAACAAACTTAAATCCTGCGTCAGGATTAGCTTTAACAATACCAAGCATCGTCTCTGATGCCTTTGCTAAATCAGGCCTTCCTGCGTTGCGCTCAGACTCAATTCGAGTCTCAAGCAATCCCGTTGCAACTTCAGGTTGTTTTGCTTGTAGCGCGGAAAAAAGTTGGGACGTGAACTGAATCTCTCTGTCTTGATTGGCTTTTTCTAACGTTTCAAAGTTCTTCCTAACAGACTCTGCTTGGTCTTTAGGAAGAAGCATCGCGTAGTTTACGAAGTCTCTTGCAGTAGGGTTAGGATTAGCGATTAACGCTGCGCCAGCCCTTTGTACCATCTGAGCTTGCTGCATTGCCTGCTCTTGCTGCAATCGCTGAAGCGCAAGTTGCCTCTGTGCTTCTTCTGCTTGCACGACAGATGCGCCAAGTTGAAGACCTTTGACCGTAGCAGCAAACGGATCGGCTACAGAAACATCGTATTGAATAGGTTGTACCATGCTATGCGCGTCCTGGAGGCAATCCAAATGGCGTAGCCATCTGCCCAGTTGGAATAAATGAGCTGCTGTAATCAGTTATAGGTGCAGGAGCCTGCTGTCCAAATCCAAATCCTGGTTGCTGCCCAGTTGCTATTTGGTATCCAAGAAACTGAGACGGAAGATTTAGTGCTTGACCATATGCTCTAGCCTGTGCCGTTTGACCTCCCGCTTGAGCAGCACCAATCTGACCGTAGAGATTAGATACGTTCTGACCAAGTAATTGAGCACTTGATGCCTGCCTTGCAGCGGATGCTTGACCTAGTGATGCCAGACCACCTAGTCTTCCGTACTGAGCCTCGATTTCCCGCGCAAGCATTTGTGGACGAAACTGAGCTAATGCAGCCTGGATATTCCCACCTCTTAATCCACCTGTTGCACTTGCCTGCTGAAGCAATGCTTCTTCACCGAGTCTTATTTGCTCTTGAAACCCAGGCCTTGCTTGCAGTTGCTGGATGGCAGCTTGTTCTGCCTCTGCGCCACGAAGTCCTATTAACGACTCAATGCCGCTAATCGCTCCAACGCCAGTTTGAACGTAAGGAGCGAGTAATTTTGTAACTTCATCGAATTGTCTTTGCTGCTCAGCGATACCAGCTTCAGCAGCCGCTTGCTGTGACTCAGCAGCAGACTTCGCCGCATTTGCGCCAAGCGCACTACCTAATAATGCAGCACCACCAGCAATTAACCAAGGTAACATTTAGACCTCCTGTTTGCCGCTGGTAGCATTTCTCAGCGTTAGCATTTTCTCACACCTTTACTCAATCTTCCATTTCTTTTGGTTCCCACGCTTGGCAGGACCGTAAGTCATGGCAAATGAAATCAAACTTCTCGCAATACCCTCGAAATCCTGCGTTATCGTCCCATTGATTCCAAGGGATTCTATCCATCTTTACCTGTGTGTACGTTGAGTTGTCGTAATACTCACAATTTGAGCAACGCCTTCTTCGAGCCTCAGCTTCGTCAACTTGCATAGCTTTTGCAAGACTGCTCCAGTAAGGCTTATTTGCACCACGCTCATTAGATGGCTCAGCAGGGCCAAGCATCCAGTCCTCAATAACCATTTGCGTGTTTTCTTTATTCTCGGCAGTAGTAATGAACTCTTCATCAGGAATGCCTGAGAGCATAAAAACCGGCATCTTTGCGTCCATCATGTTATTTCCCTCCCAGAGACCCGAAACGTAAGCGCACTTGCAGCACTTGCAATGGTTGATATAAAAGCACCTGTATCCAATTCAGCACCGACGATCTCAGGACATAAGTAAGTCTCACCTGGGACAACAATCCTGTCATCAATGACTAAGTTTGCGTTGGTTGCTGTGCCAGTTGGCTGTACAAGGTTCAAAGAAAACGACCTGTTAACAGTATCCGTGTTCGTTACGGTAGCCTTGTCAATGATTGCTTTACAGGCAACAGCGGTGTATTGGGATGTCTGACTCGCTTGCAATTGTAGCGGAGGCACTAGCGTCTTTACAGTAACAGTCATAATGGGCCTCGAATATTGTTTGAAACCGTGAGGATAATACTCGGTATTGCTGGGTGGAATCCGGTGGATGGAAAGTATGCAAGTTCCACACTAACGTCAGACACAGCAAACATAAACTCCACATAATCGTTAGCTTTCAAGTCAAAGAAGAAGTTAGCCGCGCTAAAAATCTCTGCGTTGTTTCCCTGAATCCTAATCTGACTTGCCGAGTTTGGTACATCAGTTCCATTTAACCTTGGCCATATCCAAAAGCTAGCTGTTCCACCAGATGTCTTGTCGAGTTGAACTGAGAACTGAAAGTTGTAAACACCCTCAGTATCAACCGTGACTTTGGTGTTTCCTGACTGTAGATAGACACCATAGCTCAAGTCTGTGGTGTTAAACGTAATAGCCTGAGCGGTATTAGCTAAAGCTGCAACCTGCGTTGTCGTATCAAGAAACTGACCGTATCGAGTACGCTTTAACTCTCTCGGCGGTGGTGTTGATTGCAGGCCTTGTATCTCAGACTGTAAAGACGCAATCAAATCTAACGCTTGAACCGCTTTTGCTTCAGCAGCACCAGCAGCTATATTGATCGTTTCAACAACGTCCGGCGCAATAGCGTCTACAGTCGTAAACAGTTTCTCAAACTGTTTAATCTGCTCGTGGTCGCCAAGAAATGCCTTTAGTTGATCTCGCGTCAAACCAAGACGCTTAGATGTGGACATTATGCCGCTAGTGGCTCTATCTGAGCCTCTAGCCTCGCAACAGATATGTGTGCGTCTGAGTCGCCTTCAAACCGTTGTATGCGCCAGTTCCTCATGTTGCCCATCTGAAACCATACGATGCGCTTCTCAGTCGCGCCTGTAGAGCCTACGCTTACAAACCGTGGTTGGCTCCAAGTTAAACCATCTTTCGAGTAAGACGTAGAAATCTGAGGATTGGTCCCAACCGCAACTCTTCCGGTAACTGAAACCAACTCCATCTGGTGGAAGACTGCACCTAGCGATTGGTTATAGACGATGATCGTTGAGAACTCCCAACGAACTTTCTGCCCCCAGTGAGAACCGACTAACTGTGTTGAATACCCAAGCGAGCCATTATCTGGATGACCTACCGTCCAGTTGTTGTACGCCCAGACGAAATTTCTCGCAAGATACTTTTGAAATCCTTGCGCGGAGCTTGTGAGGGTAAACCATACGAGGGTTTGAAGTTCTGTCGTCGCCTGCCCGTCGAAGACAATGGTTCTATCGGGAAGATGTACGTAGAGGTGTTGATGCGCTTTATCATTTCGAGCCTCTAGTTTGACATTGCTTAACTCTGCTTCTGTGTAGTTCAAAAGCAAAAGGTCTATCTCTTGAGAGCTTATCTTCTGAGTTGTCGCGTTAGCACCAAGGTAAATCCCTGGTGCTTCATTTCTCCCAGAACCTAGAAAAGCAATCTGAGCATTAAACACGCAACAAGCAAACGTCCCAACACAGCCTTTTTCAATCTGTGCGCCATCAATGCGAGCAAAAGGGAAGAACTGACCGCCCACATTATCGAATACCTCAATGGTGTATCTGTTCAGCGCGTAAGCCTCATCTCTGAGTTTTAACAACGCAATGACAGGATCAGGGTCTACCTCAGAGCTTCCATACTTCAGTGGGTTTACCGATAACGGATCGTTGAGCTCAGTAACAATCAGACTTTGACCGTCTGTTGTCATGAAGTACCCATCAATCCAAATCATGTCGAGTACCTGACCAAGATCGGGGTCGGTTACTTGCACAAGAGAACCAGGACTAAAGTAGTAAAGCTTTTTCCCAGAGACAATGGCTAAACGATCAAAACTGTAATCCATTGTCACGTATTCGTCCGTTGGACCGCCAACAACGCCATGCTCTACAACTGTGCCATCTTGAGCAATGGAAACAAGTTTTGTCCCCATGACCCGATATAACACGCCATTCCAGAGTATCCCGCCTCGATCAGGACCAGGCCCAGTGCTGTACTGCACAATACCGTCAGCAGGCCTCAAGTATTCATTACTTATTCCAGAGCCTTTTGGCGTAGGGATAAGGTTCACGGGGTAAGCAGTGCGAATATTCGCTAGCAAATCCGTGTAAATACCTGAGAGGATCGGGATTTGCATTTAGTCGCGCTCTACCCAAGATGTTGTATCTTCATCCCAGCTATACATCTTGCCATCAGTAGGCATTGCTACTGGCGCTTCCCACTGTGCATCAGCGTTCAGAATCCATGACGGGAAAGGCTTTGGCGGCACAAAAGCGTCAATGTCTTGCCTGTATGTGTAGCCAATCCCTGCGTAGTTCTTCCTCATGTTGCCGTTATAAGAGGTTTGCTTCCATACACCGCCGAGAATCTTCTCTAGGTGCGCTGCGCCGATATGCTCTTTCTCAACGCCAGAAGCATCGCTGGTGTCTTTGTTATCGACAACCACCACCTGAGTGACGACGTTGTTTTCATCAATCTTTGCGAAGTGAGCCATTACGCCTCCAGCCTAAGTCCAGTTAAATCCATTTCCTCCCCGACAACACCGACAGGGAAAGTGTTAAACGATAGTGAGATTCTTGTGTCATCGCCTTTGACTTCAGGAACCATGTGCGTCAGTGACGATGGGAACAGAATCAGCTTGCCGACAGTTGCTTCAAACCACCATGACTCGCTGTTGTACGGATTCCACTGCTCAGGTGGAAACTTGATTTGCTGCCAGCCATCACGGTAGAAATAAATCCTGTCATCAGCATTAGTCTGCACATAAAACACACCTGAGATGTAGCTATTAGGATGTGCATGTTTGTGATGGTATTGCCCTGGTTCACTGTAGTTGCACCAGCTTTGGGTGACTCTCAGGCTTACATTGTGCTTAGGATTAACTGTGCTTTTGAAGTAATCCGATACCGCATCTTCAATGAATGAGCGTAGCGAGGTCAGCGCAGGATCACGCAACACAAAGTTGTTTGTGCTTGTGGTGTTACCCATGTTGGGTCTTGTTGGCAGTTCACGGATGAAGAACAACTCCTCATCGCTCAGAGGTCTACCAAGCTCTGCAAAGCCTACAGGAATGGGGAAGAGGTTATGCAACTGCACGTTCAAATTCCTCTTTGGCTATGCCCATTTCTTTTAACTGCTCGTCTGTGTAGATTGTTGGGATGCTGTCCTCAAACTCTTTGATCTTGTCAATGACCCAATACACTTCTTCTATGCTTGGGCATGGTCGTGGATCATCCCACCGTGTAAATTGGTTGTTTGATATTTCCCACTTTGCACCGGGACGAAGTAAGTGCATGGCTGTATCAATGCCTAGGAATTTGTAAACTTTTGTAGTCATGTTATTGATTGATTTTGATGATTACGATACCGGAGCCGCCTGCGCCTCCTGAGTATCCTGTTCCAGCATTGTTTCCGCCAGATCCACCGCCACCGCCCGTATTGGCTGTACCAGCAGAACCTGGATTTGCACCAGCGTTTCCACCGTCTCCACCACCACCTTTTTCTGCGGTTACGCTTGTATTTCCTCCTAGCCCACCTGACCCACCACCATTACGACTATCAGCCCCACCACCACCTCCACCCGCATACCAAATTGTTGCTCCTGAAATAGAAGAACTAACAGCGGCCCCTCCGTTTCCACCATTTAAATTTGGGCTTGGAGAAGGCGCTGGTGCTGCTCCACCACCGCCACCGCCACCGCCACCAGTTCCAAATGGTTTATTTACGCCTACTGCTCCATTATTTCCTTGAGATGGAGATGTACTTGGTGTATTTCCTGAACCGGCGGCAAATCCTGAAGCAGCCCCACCACCGGAACCGCCATTCAAACCAGCGCTAGAATAACCGCCGCCCCCACCTCCATAAGACTTTAATGTATTAGTTCCAGCGCCAGAAGGACTTTCAACAATTGGCGATCCTGCTATTGATGAAAAACCTCCGCTGCCACCGGCGCTAGCTACACCAGCACTTCCGCTGGCACCTACTGTTATGGTGTAATCATTTCCTGCTGTTACCGTTAACCCAGTTCCTGTTCTAAATCCAC